ATATCATAAAATTGACCTAAGTGCACACTGTCACCAGTTAAGCAACCGTTATAAGTGTAGTTCATTGTCTGAACTACAAAACGATCTGCACCATAGTGGTAGATCGCTAGATTTGGATCTAGATCATTATTTCTAGTATATTTGTCAAACATATTTGAAGAGAATGTTTTCTCATACTCAAAATTGAGATAGTCATCAGTTAAATCGATTGACTGAGAGAAGAGAGATTTAGTTGTATTTGAATTGTTCATATCTCTATTATACACACAAAAGGGGTCAGTTTGGGGGATTTGTGTGCCACTTTGTGCACTGTCACCAACAGGGGTCATCTTCCTCCTCAAATGATATAGGATTAAAAGAATCAAACTCTAGTTTGTATCCTATAACTTTTGCATCTTCATATAGTTGGGTGTTCTTATCATAGTATGAAACATTACTATCAAGATATTCCTGGATATGTTTGCATAGTTGATAGGGGTTAATCTTATGATCATCGTTATCATTATTATCTAATGATATTCTTACATTAAGATTAACAAAATTGTTACTCATTAACAGCAACCTCCCACATATCACAATAAACTGTTAACCAGTTTCTTTGATCTTCTGTTAGAGTATCATCAGTGCATAGTAAATCATCAGCACTAATAAACTCTTTATTTTCTAAAGTGCACCAGTCTGATAACACTTCAGTCATAAATTCCATTTTGCTCATTGACATAAATCCTCAAATCGTTTGGTGGTTTCTATCTCAATATCAGGGATAGTGCCTGTTTTTGAATTTTGTTCAAGTGCATATAACTGGTCATCGGTTAAATTGTTCTTGTTTCTATATTCTATCCATACTTCATCATAGATTGTTTCTAATAGTGTTTCATGATGTAGAACTGACATTTATGTAACCTCCATAGTTCGATAGTCATTGACAACAGTTTTTTTACCATAGTTATCAATCAGAATTGTTCGATTAGTCTTAGGGGTGTAACCATGTTTGTCAGTTTCCCCTATGATGTAATTTACTAAAACTAAATGCTCTGTTTTGTAACCAGTTTCATCAGTCATAATAACAACATCACCAACACCGATCTCTTTAGGTGAATTGTATTTCATTATGCAACCTCCCTGATATATCCATTTTCTGATTTTATGAACTGGTCTAGCATAGGAATATGTAGATCTGGATCATCAAAATCGATCTTAGCACATCCATCAACACCCCACTCTGCTAACTCTTGAACGAACTCATCCCAATTAGCACAACAGCATGCCATATTTTGAAAATTGTCAACTTCGAGGATTCTGTTGATGATTGTTTGAGTTTTTGTCATAGTTTCTGAATTTCTTTGTATACTATTATTATAGTGTATTTTGTGACCTATGCGAGGGATGTTGTGACACATATTTAACTGTCCTAAAAGAATGATGGTGTTTTAGGTGTTACTGGTAATTCTACCTTAGTAAATAATCTGTTCATGATATCTCTAACTCTCTCTCTGTCTAGTGAATCACCATTGCCCCATGTATAATCGGTTACATGATCTGATGCACACATATCTAAGTGCATTAAAGTAGCGTATGCAATTTGTTCTTTAGTTCTCTGGTTCTCAGGGTAGATGCCATCTTTACCATAGAATGAAAGTACATAGTCAAGAAATTCTGCAAAGTTGTTCATGTTTCTCCTTTGTTTGTTATCTTAATTATAAAGGACTATGTACTAAATTAGTGCTATGATGTGACACTTTGATGACTGGCACTAGATGCTGCTATTTTATCAAGTTTGGTGATAATATCCTCTAGATCATCAAGTTCAACTTCAGTCAAATCTATTGCCATTTGTTCAATACACCATAGCAAGAGATCCGCTTGATTTCGATCAACAGTGATTTCTGTTTGTGACATTTGGTGATTTACCTGATTTTTGATTGAGTTTGTATTATACATCATAAGAACTCAAATATCAAGTAGTCCAGTGTAACATTTAATTGTTTACATTGAACTTCAAAATGTTCAAGTGATTCGATGTTAGTTTCTAGATCAAAATGATCTGTTTGAATAATAAATTCACTAGGCATGATTAGACCAGTAAATTGCATTAACCTCGGCAATGTTTAGATAATCTTTATCATGATAGGTCATTACATCAACATCTTCATAATCAAAAATGAACTCTTCACAAAAATGCTCAACAGATGCAAGTTTTTGATGTTCAATACATCTTAGCATTTCACCTATTTGATAATCATCCATGTCACATTCATCGATGCAAAATGCAATGTTTTTCTCTAATTGTGTTGTGTTCATTGATTTGCAAGACATAAAAGTTTACCTAGTAAGAGTGAATTAGTACGACAAGTTTCATCATCTTTGTATTCTTTTTTAATCTCATTGAATACAAGTTCAATTAACTTTTCATACTCATCAATCTGTAGATCAGTGGAATCATCAAAGATTTGCTGACTCCATGCGAACTGAGTTTGTTGATCAGTTGGTTTCATTAGTTCCTCAATTACTACTTTATCAATATACTCGTTATCGGGTGAGTATTCAACCCCTCTTGTGTCAGTTTGTTGACTGTCATCAGGTGGCATCCAAATTCCCTCTCCTGTCATATAATAACCTGCATCTATCATTTCTTGATACGATGATACTTTAGTCATGATTTTAGTAGGTTAGTTTATCAAAGAATGTTTCAATCTCTTTAGGTAGATCATCAATCATACCGTTATCTCTCAAGAGATCATATAATTTAATGAGATGATATTGCTCATCAAATGTAATTTCAAATGTGTTCATTATGCTCCTTTAAATGATATTGAGTTTGAGTAATTTAGTTTATTAAATATACACGATTGATGTATATTAAAGAGTAAATCGAAGTTAACTCCCTCCCAATCTGTCCACTCTGAAACATAATCAGTGACATCAAAATCACCTGTTCCGTTAACATTTAGTGGGCATGATTTGAAATCATTGTTATCATCAACCCAGAATAATCTACCGAATTGTTCACTACTATACATGATTAATTGTCCCTCCAAGGTGAATTAAAGTATGCTTTATTTACAGTATAAATTGTGAAGATTGCAACAACAATACCAGCGAAACCAAGTAGTAAAATTGGGGATTTGGGGATGTCATACTGAGGAATAGAGGTGAGTAAAATGTTCATTGAATGTTAATTAAGGTTTGCAATTAGTGGTGATGATTATCTCAAATAGAGATAACCACCTGCCCAATCTGTAAAGTTTGGATCATGTAATTTAGCACGATCATTAATAACTCTCATGTCAAATCGTACATACTTTGTGTGAGGTGATTTCCATGATGCTGGTTTGTAAACTTGACCAGTCTCTTTATTAACAAATGCGTGTACACTACCATCACGATACTCATTTCTATTTTGAAATGTATCAAAATCTTGCTGAATGATTTTGTAGTATTTTCTACCTGACTCAACTTTGAATCTCATCAAGTTTTCACGATCTGTGTAACCTTGACGAGTATGATACAGTCTATAATTTTCTGTAATGGTCGCAGCATATCTTTCTGTCCATTCTTGTACTCTTGTTGTGAGTGTTTTTGTTTCATACTCGGCACTTGTAAGAGTTGTAGTCATGTAGTTCTCTGTTTGTTTATACTACTATTATACATCCCCTAGAGCATCAGTGAGTGCGTTTTGTACCACTTTGTTAGTTGGCACACGCTCATCGATTAGTGTAGAATATTCTTCATGCAGTTCACATCCTATGTAATGCCTACCCAAATCTTTAGCAACCATCGCAGTGGTTCCCGATCCTATGAACGGATCTAATATAATATCACCTTTTTTGCTCCCTGCCTTAATGCAAGGTATAATTAAATCAGGTGGATATACTGCAAAATGTGCACCTTTATAAGGTTTGTTTGTTATTGACCAAACAGACCGCTTGTTTTTTGTAGGATAAGACTTGGATAACCCACTATGAGGAACCAGACCAGTGCCAGGATTATGGTACTTACCTTTAGTGCGGTCTCTTGTACCCCAGTCTTTTGCTGGTTCTTTGATTGCTTCATTGTCATAGTAATACTTTTTATTTTTACTTAATAAGAACACATATTCATGTGATTTAGTACATCTATCTCTAACAGATTCTGGCATAGGATTAGGTTTATGCCAAATAATATCTTGCCTTAAATACCATCCATCTTGCCTTAATGCAAATGCTAACATCCAAGGGATGCCGATTAAATCTTTCTCTTTTAATCCATCTAATTTATTACCTCTACGAGCACATTTATCTGGTAGATCTTGTTTAGTATTAGAAACAGTTTGTTTAACTAATGCTTGACCTTTTCCTGGTCTATAGTTATAATAACTATCACCAATATTCACCCATAATGTACCATCATCAGTTAAACAGTTTCTAACTTCTCTGAATATATCTACTAGATTAGATATATATTTTTCTGGTGTATCTTCCTGACCTATTTGTTTATCTTCACCACCATAATCTCTTAGTCCGTAGTATGGTGGTGATGTAATACACATCCTAGGTTTATCACATATACCAGTAGTAATGTGTCCTTTTAAAATGTCAAGAGTGTGACGACAATCACCATATAATATAGTATCTTTCATCAGTTAAGATTCACTCTCTTGATATCTACATCACCATATTGTTCTCTTACTGTTCTCTCAGCAGCAGCATAATTTGTTGCTGGAACTTCAACATCAATTAAACCCATATCGTTACGATAAAATGTAACTGTAGCAGTACGATAAGACATAGTTAGTTAGAAACAGGGGGAACAGTTGTTAAACATTTAATTACTTCAATCTCAGTACCACCAAGATTAGTTTGAATTAAATTCTTTGCAGCATTTGGTGTGCTTGCAGTAACTTCTTCAGTAAAATGTTTTCTACCATTTGGAAGTTTACGATAGGTTACTTGTTGAACATAAGACATAGTTAGATTCTCCTTTAATGTAATATTTATCGGGTTACAGTTGATATTGCTGGTAACCCTTGATTGAAAATAGTATCAACAACTGCTTCAACTTTTCTTGCAGTGCTAATACCAACTTTTGAATAAACTGGTACACATACCATACCATAGACCTTATCAGCATTGCCTGTACGGATAACTCTACCTATTGTTTGACTGATACCTATGTAATCCATAGATCTCATAAACAACACTGCTTCAAGTCCATTGACATTGATACCTTCTGATAGTATGCTATGATGCAATACAACAAACTTTGTATTGTCAGCACCCCATGTATTCAATGTTTTAAAGAATACATCACGAGATACTTTCTTACCATTGATGACTGCACCAGTTTTGGATGTAATATACATCCAAGAATAACCTCTATTTGATAACTCAATACAAAAATCTGATTGAGATACTAATTGAGTAATTTGTTTTGTAGATTTAGCACATATTAGTACTTTATCTTTTTCTAAATTATCAATTGCCTCTAGCATATTGTCAGATTCTACCTCTGCATAGATCTCATCTTTTTTCATTAGATCTCTTTTGTATACTTCAACTTTTGGTGGTAGAATGTAACCCTGCTCAACTAATTGAGGTGCTGGTACATTACAAATAACATCACCAAAAATATCAGTGTCATTCATACCTATTTTGAATGGACTCAAACTATGCTTAGGTGTAGCAGTAAAGAAGTATGATCTCTTAGCATATATTGAAAGATGCTCAACTGCTTCAATAAAGTTTTTTTGTACACTATTGTGTGCTTCATCAAAGTATATTGTATCAACTTCAATATCAAGTGATTCAGATACTCTATGCAATGAATGATATGTTGTGAATATCAATAGATTATTTCTGCTATTGTTATACCAGTGCTCCAATTCATCAGTTTTTGTTGTACTATTATACTTTGTATCACCACTATGTACATGAATAACTTCTGCATCAATAAACTGTAGAAATTCTTCACATAATTGATGTGCTAATAGTATACGAGGTGCAACAACTACTACAGTATGTGCAAACTTCTCATTTCTAGCAAATAGTCTTTTAGTATCTTCAATCATACACATTGTTTTACCACCACCTGTAGGAATGATAACCTTACCTTTAGGTGTGTTTGACATTGAGTCTAGAGCGTCAATTTGATGTGGTCTTAGTTGCATAATGAATTTCAATTACCTTAATTATAGCATAAAAAAAGACCCCCGAAGGGGTCTTGTGACAGTTATTTGATTGCCACTCTCTCTGGAACTTTAACATCTAGATTTTGTAGAAAGTTAACTACAAATGCTTCCAGATAGATCAAAGGGAGTATAACAAAATCAATACCTCTAAGTTTTGTGAATTTAGAGTAATCAACTGTTTTAACTTCTTCATTGACATTTAGTGTCAATGTTTCTGCTTTAACTTCTTCAGTCACAATTGGTTTAGCAACTGGAGTATTTAGAGTTTTAGTAACAGTTGTTTTACGAGTGCGTCTTTTGCGAGGAGTTGTAACTTTCTTCGCTGTAGATGCAGTTGGCATAGAATAATAATGCAATGGATGGGCGAAACATTAAGGGTAATGTAATTTTAATTCAACATCATGTCTCTACTTCTTGTTTGAGAGGAGTGGGGCAATGATCTGGGTTTCACCCAGTTGCCCAAATTTACCTACTGGGAATCGCTTACACCTGTACCCCCAAACTTAATCGGGGCAGTAGAACCACATATCCAAATGGGACTTACAACTTCAAAACTGTCTTTTCAGATGTCCGAGGACATCAGCAGTACTAGAGGTCTCCAAACATAAAGAGCAGTTATCCACAGCGTGATCAAAGATCATCTGAATTGTTGCTCACCCCTGCCTAGCGTTTGCCCATTCTCAAAACTGTTAGAGTAGTTGAACCCTTAACTGTTTCGCTCTTCTATTATAACGCATCTAGGTCACTGTGCAATCGTCGTTGTGACACTTTATCAACTGGTTCTTCAATGAATGTTCTTTCTTTACCATCTTCAGTGAGAATAACCCTAGATCTTTCTGTACTACCTGCCTCCCTTACATATATTGTAATGCCACCATCGGGTGATTCATAAATTTTTGGCATTAGTAAAACCTCGGTGCAGTTGGATAATTTCTTAATTCTAATTCAATTTCATCAAATATTCTATTGAGTGATCTTGCATAATCTCTATATGCACTACCAACATAAATTTGACCTGCTACAACTGAAAATGTAGCAATGCCCCAGAATAGATAGTAAAATTTACTTTTTACTTGTGCTCTTAGTTTTTCTTTAACTTGCATGATTGTCTCCATCCCCGATATTATACCATTTTATGAGATGGATGTAAACCCTATCGTTATTTGTTGTAATTAATATTGTAGATATGGAACATCATACCATGATAACCAGAATTATACTTTTTACCACTACCTTTCATTTGTAGATGAAATAGTTTTCTACCATCCTCTAATCTAAACTCTAGTGTAGTATTATTTAATGTCCATCTACCCTTCTCAACTTGTTTCTCCATCATATTTACTGCTACCATCCTGAGTAAATCAGATCCTTTAGTATGCCATATAATAGTATCAACTGCATCACCTTCAAATCCTCTTCTAACAATAACATCAAATATTGAACACTTGTTTTTATTCATCCATGTTACAAATGAACTGCAAACTTTCTTCTCTATATTATTTTTATACACCCTATTTTGATGTATCTCTTTTTCACTAAGATTTAAATCAGGATGTCTCTCTTGTACAATAGATTTTAATTCTGGATTAGGATAACCAAAGAACATTCTAAGGAATGACTCACTATGTCCTTTAATCTTAAAGTGTTTGATAAACTTCTCAGTTGATAGTAATGCTACTTGAGTATGATTCTTTGATATACTCTTGATAGAATATTTTCTCTTACTAGTCTCTTCATACATATCTACCTTAGTTTGTGGTCTCCCATCAACTTTATGCTCACCACCAAATAATTGGTCGAATAGAGCAGCAAGTTTATGTTCAAACTCATGCCCTGCTTTCTTTGCTTTTTTACCAGCAGTTATAGATGCAGTCATTTCAGATCGTTTAGGTATCTTCATTATATTCTATTAGTATTGAATAAACAATGGATGTGTGACAGTTATTTGATTGACCTTATATCAAATGTTAGTTCACCATGTACCTCATTTAAATCTACATGAGGTGCTAATAATGGGAACTTGTCAGCATAATCAGCACCCATACCATAAGACCACTCTACAAAATCTTTATAATTACCTGCAAAGTTAGGTAGGTCATGTCCAATATAATCATGTATTTTACCATAGATAAAATCTTGAGTCAATTTAGGGTCATTTGCAATAATATTATAAAAGTCATCGGTAAAGTTTTGATCTTTATTTAATATACTGAAATTCATAATTTCTTTAGTGTTTAATAAATTCTTAGAATCTTTAACAATATTTCTCCAGAATGGTGAATCATACTTAGAACCAAAATGATATATCCATGCCATATTTTTATACCAGTCATCAACAACTGTTTCATAATACCAGTCATTCAAATGATTAACTAGATCTTGATCATGAGGATTCCCAGTAAGTGCATAATCACATATTTGATTTGAAATATAATCATAATACATACCTGCCAAAGATTCTAATGGATCAATAAATCCAATAGCATTGCCATTACGAATATATCTACCACTATGATGCACCATATACTTTGATAGTCTAGGTGTCCATTTAAATTTCTTGTATGGATAACCTAGTGCTTCAGGTATTATAGTTCTAAAATCTTTTAATGCCTCCTCCTCAGTTGTAATATTATCATTATAAGCATATCCAAATGTTCTCCTTGATTGTAATGGTATTCCAAACATCCACCCATTTTGATGAGCATATGATATAGTACAACCCCAATCTGCTGTTTCAGGTAATCTTAATGCTAATACACTATTTACAGTTACTAATATAGAATCCAAATAATTATTATCATTCAGCAGTGATTTACCACCAGTACAATCAATAACAAAATCAAATCTTTGTTGATATAATTCTGACTTAGATGATGATAGATATACACCATCATGAGTAAACTTAATATCTTTTATACTCTCATCCCTTAGTGTCAAATTAGGTGTAAATTTTGGTAGGTAATCTAAAAAGAATTCACTAAAATATTTTGTATCAAAGTGCATACCCACTGAGTGTGGGTCTAACCATCTAACAAAATTGTGTTTTTTACCCCATCCAATAAACTTATTACCAAACTTAACTGTAGTATCAAAATATTTCTTAAAATGAGGTACTGCTAGTGTTGTAGTATGTGCTATTTGTGATGGTAGGTCAGGTGTAGTTGACTCACCTATACCAAATATATTGACATCGGAGTCATATATCCATGTCAATTCTGTATCAATATCTCTCTCATCAATTAACCTTAATAGACAATTGATGCCAACAACACCTGCACCTATTACTGCTATCTTTTTCATACTAATATGTTTTATATCCTATGGTTCCAAATTCCTCTGGTGAATAGCAATGATCTAACATATTAAAACGATCTGCATATGGAGCACCTAGTCCAGTTGCTAATTCAGAAAATAATGTACGATCATTCATTATCACAAATGGCACAACTCTTTGTCTACCACCTATATCTTCAACATCATTATCAATGTGAATGAGTTTTTTATAATCCTCATCAGTCCATTCATCATTCAACACTTCATCTAACCAAGGTTTTCCTGGAAAAAATGCAGGATGTAAATATCTCTCTTGAGATAAGAACTTTCTTGCTTCTACTTTAATATCTTTCCAAAATTTTGTATCAAATCTTGAACCATACATGTACATGAATGATAGGTGTGATTGATAATCCATTGCCAATAGTTCATAATATGTCTCTTCAACATGTTCTTTAATTTTCTCTATCCCCGATCCATCTTTATGAATGAAATGAGTGTACATTGCAATTGACTCACACATAACATGAACGCACTCATGATGACATGCAGTTAGTGGCATAATATCAATCAATGACGACCCATTTCTAATATATCTACCAGTAGTGGGACAAATAACATAATTAGATACTTTAGGAACCCAATTTCTTTTCTTAAACTTCCATGTACTCACATCATCATCAGGAAATGCTTCCTGAATATCTTTCATAATTTCTTCATCAGTTGTATCTTTACGATGTATTGAATCATACATGTAAATCCATAACTGTTTACTCTTAAGAGGAATACCAGTCATGTGACCATATTTACCTGCATATTCAATACAATAATCCCAGTGACCTGCTTCTGGTTTTTCTAGAATGATAGCAGTATTTACTGGTCTAAGACTAGGATCACCATAAGCATTACTATCAAAGAGTGGATTTTTCTCTGTACAATCAATAACATAATCATAATTAACACCATTGATAATTGCAGCATCAGGATTAATTAAAACAGAATCAATTTTTTCCTCTATAATCTTTACACCATCACCAAAACATTTACCACCATCTTTTACCATTGCAGTTCTAAACATTTCAATATCAAAGAACTTTGCAGTTTGTGAATGAAATGATAATTGAAAATTCTTATCACTTTGACCCCATCCAATATATTTGTACCCATGACAATCTTTAGCATCAGCATATTTTTCCATCCACCTTTTAGTCACATTTGACAATACTTGTAGACCATCAAAAAATGCAGGATTTGTACCTGACATCATTTCAGGGTAAACTTTATCAGGATCATGTATTAATACATACTCATCATCTTTAAACATAGAGTATAAATTATATTTTGTGAGTTGTAACGATGCTAACTGTACAAAACCTGCTGCACTAGCACCCACCACTGCAATTTTTCTTGTCATTTTGAATAATTTATACTTGGGGTATTTAGATAGTTGATATTTAATAGTAACCTTCTATCTGTAGTTGGTGGTGAACCAGCATGTAATACATTTGAAGGGAACATAATTAATCTACCTTGTTTAGGTGTTACTGAGTCAAGTATATTATGGTTGTGATCAAACATAAATGTGTTACCAGTAGCATCATGTGGATAGTATATAAAACTATATGCTTTATTATTAGTATTATCTATATGTGGAATATAATGCTCTGGTTTATCTGGAACTGGTGTCTGTAATATTGCTCTAGTTCTATAATGATATCCTTGAGGACATAATTCATCTTTAATTTTAGATAGTAACCCACATATTAAATTGTGTAGTAAATGGTCATTAACATTCTGCTCTTTATCATATACTGCATGTACAAATTGTGAATAACCTTTATTATTCTCATCCATGTATGGTTGATAACACCAATGTGTCTCAGGACTCATTATAAAATCCCTGATAACAGATTGATATGTTGGTGTTATAAAATCATCAAATACTTTAAACTTAAGAGGGGTCATCCTTTTTATATAATGAATTGATAGGTATGATCTTATCGTCAAGTAAGAAATCAAAATTACGATCAGGATCTTCAAAGTTCTCTTCTACATTATCAATGAATCCTTTTAAGTCTCTAATTAGTTCCCAACATGAATCTACCTCAAGTCTCTCCTCAGGTGATAGATCATCAAATCTACCCATACGAGCATAATAATTATATTTGGCAGTAATGTACTCCCTGACTTTAATAAAGTCTTTAAATGTTGCTACTGCTGCCATTGTTTTACTACTGTAATGTTTGCTTTTCTAAAATCGTCATCGACAAACTTTAGTGCTGTACCGTTATATGATACCACATAACCCTCTGGTTGTGAAGGTCTATTGTCAACAAATGTCTTGATATCAGTAACCTTATTAAGTTGATTGATAATCATTTTCTTTGCTAAACGAATTGATAGATATGATGCAACGGTAAAATATATATCCATTTCATACTTAGCAATGAACGCAATACCCATACTCTTCATATGCTCATATCTTTTCTTACCCTTTTCTGATTTCTTACTAGCAATCTCCTCATCCATCTTAGTTGAGTAGAACTTAGCAAACTGTTGAGCAACATTTCTAACACTACCTAATCCTTTACCTGATCTGATAACCTGATTAAAGAACTGTTTGAATAATGTTGCCATCACAAATTTAGACTCACCATACTCTTGAATGATATCAAGAAACTTAGATGAACGCTTGAGTGATCCTTGTGCTTTGTTGATGATAGCAGTATACTTTGCTGAATCTCTAACATCAAAGTTTGACATACCAGTATAAACAGAACTAGCAACCCATACATCTTTAGTGCTATTGTATTGTGGTGCTTTATTATATACTGCAGTAGATCCAGCGATAGTATCACCTTGATATACTGTATGGAATACTATACCTAACTCAGATGGTATAACTTGCTCACCTAATGGTGTGTTTGCCTGTATAGCATATCTTAGAGCGTTAGGTTGAAATGTAACATATTGAGTATCACCTATACTACCCCATGAACAATCACCTTGAGTGAATAATAAATCACCTTGAATAATACCTTTAATATTAAGTTGAGGAAGATATTTAAGACAAGTCTTTAGTTTATCTCTCAATATATTTGACTGATAGTATCGATCAATATCTGTATCATCATAACATACTTTAGGTGTAACTTTATTGAATACAGATTTAGTACCAACAAAGAATCTACCAGTAACAGGATCAGTGCCACATACAATTGCTGGTGCACCATCCCATTTAGTACTGATAGTTAGAGTGCTCTTTCTACCTGATAAAACATAACCAAATTGTCTTAGTAAATCTACAACCTCAATACCACCAGCAGTGCCAGTGTTAAGAATATTATCTTCGAGGTGCTCTAGGTGTGTGTTTTTCATACCCTTATTATAGTGCATGACAGGGTTTTTGGGGGGTTTTGTGGACAGTTTGTAATGTGTCACCGAAATGCTTTCCCTGCTAAGTGTGCAACCATAGATCTCCTGATACCACGAGTAACAGGTGTAATCCTATGCAAACAAAAACTAGGAAATACAATCAATGTACCCTTATCTCTAGGTAAATCATCAAACAACTCTGTGTGATGTATTTGTAGATCACCACCATCATATTCATTACCATTACTAAGTTGTAATGAGAATCCAATCTTTCTTTGTGGTGCATCATCACTCAAATCATTATCTACATGCCAATTATAATGACAACCATCATCTTCATATCTTATATATTGTAAATTCTCAAATCCTTCAGCATCAAAATGATACCATCTACTATTAATCTCTCTAGCAATATCACCAATACGATTATAAATCCACTCTACATCTTTATCAAATGCTATAAATGAGTTCCAAGATTTACGAATAGGATTAATAGAACTGACATCAATTCCTGACATTTTGACACCAATATCCTCACCAATTTGTGTTATTTTATCACACTCTTCATTGGTAAAAGCATTTGGTATGCAATGTGGATCTAATCTTGGATTCATTTAAATGGTGGTCCCACTAACCATACTACTAAACTTCTTCTAACACCTCTAGTCACTGGTGTGACCTGATGTAAAACATAACTTGGAAATACAACTGTTAAACCTTTTTCTTTAGGTGCAGTTGCTAACCTAGTTCCATGCAATTGGAAATCTCCACCATCATACTCTGTTGGATCTGACAATTGAATTGTCAACGACAACTTACGAGGTGGTGCATCACCTTTGACCGCACCATCTGTGTGCCATCCATAGAATGAACCTGAGGAATCATACTTAGTGAACTGTAGGTCTTCATTAAACCCACTTATTTCAAATCTCCAGTGCAATCCATTCAGATTTCTAGATATACTCGCAATTCTATCATACACCCACTTAGTGTTATCAGTCAACTTTATCCAACTGTTTTGTGATTGTCTTATATTATTTCTTACCTTAGACTCTGATGAACTACTACCAACAGTAGAATCTATTAATTGTTGTGACTCACCTAGTCTGATGATCTCATCGCACTCTTGTGGAGTAAACCCACCTTCCCAAGTAGCAAAGTCAGACTCATCGTATGTAGGATGAGGTAATATAGGATAATATGACATAATAATTTAGTAAACGACTCGAATGTCACCTCCATTAGGTATGACTTGATAAGGAGTACCAGCGACTGCTCTTCCACCAGGTGCAGCACCAGGCATGCCCCAGTCACCACCAGCAACGCCAGGTTGACCAGGTGTGCCAGGTGTTCCTGGTTGTCCATCACCGCCTGGTGTGCCAGGTGTGCCAGGTGTTCCTGGTGTTCCGTCATCACCAGGTGTGCCAGGTGTTCCGTCTGATCCAGGTGTGCCTGGTGTGCCAGGTGTTCCACCGCTACCGTCTCCACCACCACTGCCAGGTGTTCCTGGTGTGCCAGGTGTTCCTGGTGTACCATCTGATGCAGCACTACATCCAGCACTACCGCCAGGTGTACCAGAACTGCCAGGTGTACCACTTGAACCACCACCGCCAGGTGTTCCACCCTGACCAGGTGTTCCCGAAGTGCCAGGTGTGCCAGGTGTTCCCGAAGATCCTCCTCCGCCTGGTGTTCCCGAAGATCCAGGTGTGCCTGGTGTTCCGTCAGTTCCTGCTCCGCCTGGTGTACCAGAGGTGCCTGGTGTTCCTCCTGAAGATGATAGAGCATTTGTTTTATTGTTCCATCCTCTACCCTCAGATCCAGATCCACCGTATCCTTTTACTCCCTTGACTCCATTATAACCACCATATCCTTTATTTCCACCTTGTCCACCATATCCTTTTGAACCTCCACCACCGCCAAAACCTTTTGAACCGCCTTGACCTTTCGATCCACCAGAACCACCTGATCCTCCTGAACCACCGCCTCCACCTGAACCACCCGAACCTCCAGATCCTCCAGAACCTGGTCCTCCTCCAAAACATGCTACTTTATACTGTGATGTGTTTACTTGTTGTGCTGTATTTCTACTAGTTACCGTTACTTGTTCGGTAACAGTTGATCTGGATCTTCCTTGACCCCACCATCCTCTTCTACTCCTCCTAGTTTGTGCATTTGATGACTGTGATGTTGATACCTGTTGGAAGGCATATGTAAAGGACTGAGTTGTCCTTTGCATGCCAGGTGACCCATAGGATCCAGGTGAACCAGGCGATCCATCTGATCCACTAGAACCAGATCCACCGCCACTACCAGGTGACCCATCCGATCCATCATTACCAGGTGAACCGTCTGAACCAGGTGAACCAGGCGATCCATCTGATCCATCTACTCCATCTACTCCATCAGAACCAGGAGATGTATTGGCAGAACCATTAACTCCGTCAACTCCGTCAACTCCATCAGATCCACCGCCACCACCTGCCCATATTCTAGAATCACCACCTTCACACTCAACAAATACAACACGACTTGATGGTGCACCTGGATTTGTTATATTAATGGCATTACCACCTGCCTGTTGCTTTGCACCACCTGACGCAAAAATACCATCACCACTTGGTGTGTTATGTACATATAAACTTAGATTAGATGATGAAGAACTACCTATTGATAGTGCTGGTGTTGATGTAGAATTAGATATCATTCTACCTCTAATTCTCAAATATTTTGTAATATTCTTATTAAGATTAGAGTTCCAATTAACATTAGCGGATGTTGTTGGAGATGATAATGTACCAGCATCAAAATATTCTTCTTCTGTATTTGGTTGCTGCTCAATAACATAATCTTTGATGACATTTCTTATATCATCAGGAGATAATTGTCCACTAGTAGGAACTCCTACATTCTCAGTAGAATCTAATAGGTATGGTTTATGTGGTGCTCCAGATGATGTAGGTAAAGATGCAAATTGATATGGTGCATCAAGATCTGTCTGTCTGTACATTTCAGATGCAGAAATTGGTGCATTAGTATTACCTATTGCTGTTCTTATATCTCCAAAAGATATCTGTGTTCCAGTACCACCAGTGAGAAGTATCTGAGTAGTATTTGACCAGTCATTTGCTGCCATGCTGTATTACCTCAGGATAGTGTTCCTAATGAGATGGATCCGACTCCTATTACATTTAGTTTAGCAGTAGTACCATCAATAATAAATTCAACTCCAGTCGTAGCACTACCTACTAATGATCTCCATATACTATCAGATCCGTAAATCTGAAGTTGATTTGTTTGTTGGAAATAACACTGGTTAGAAGTACCCCAACCTGTAGTAAAGTTTGGTGGATTAACAGGTGATACACCACCACCTCCAGGTAAAGTATCTCTGTACTTTTCAAAACTACCTGATATTTGTTGGTCAATCACTCTTCCTTTAAATCCTCTTTCCATGAAGAAATCAAATCCAGGATCAGTTGCAAGACCAACAGGATCACCGTCTTCAAATCTTACAGTAAATCTTTTATTAGCACCATCATACCACATGCTACCTGCAAAGTCACCATCAGCAACATCAACAACAGCAGGGTTATCTGGTATGCCACCACCAGGAGTATAATTTCTTGGTAAGATAAATGCCTCTCCAGCATATCTCATATCTAACGAACCACCTGGATCACCACTGTTAATACCAATCCTACATGTAGTTGTACCAGCAACACCAACAGTTCCACCTACCCCTGTATGATTATTCCAGAATGTTGTAGGTTTATAGACTTCAAATGTACCACCATTATTAGAAGAATTTATAGTTGTCGTAGTTCCGATACCTACGCTACCCTCAAATATTGCTTGAGAGTTTGATAATACACCTGCATCTCTAATTAAACCAACATGTAATAAATCAGTTGCAGTTCTTTGACCTGAAGTGGATCCAATACCTATACCCTTACCACCACTACCATCTGTTTGTACAAATATCTCAGCACCATTACCAATTTGTAAACCTTGACTAACTGTTGTTGTTATACCTGAAGCACCAATACCCATGCCCAAGTAACTAGCAAACATTCTTGTGTCTGTACCGTCACCAATTACTAAATTATTAACTGTGGTAACACCTTGGTAGGCAATCAAGTTGTTAGCAGTAATTAAACCTGTTAATCCATTCAGATTTACATTTCCTACATCAACTGTTCCAATACCACTAACAGTTAAGTTTCCACCAACATCAAGAGAATTTGTTGTAATAATACCTGCAATCTTAGCGTTGCTAACTTCAACCTTACTACCAAAGAATCCATCAGTACATGATGAATATCCAGATGCAGTAATATCTGCAATACCTCTCAATGATCCTGAGAATGTAGCACCACCAGCAACTACAATACCACCGCCAACATCTACTATTCCACCGTTAGCATTAATTCTACCAACTGTAAGAGCAGCACCAGGTAGATTAATACCACCCAATCCCAAACTACCACCAGTAGTGAGATTTATATCTCCACCAAGTGTAGCACCACCACCTACAACTAATCCACCACCTGTTCCAGTAAGACCACCATTAGCTACGACTCCACCACCTGTAAATATTCCTGATCCACTTGATATGATAGATCCACATGTAAATGCACCACCTACAGTCATACCTTGAGCAGTATTCAACTCATCACAAGTTATATCTCCATCAAATATCATGTCACCTGCACCAGTGACAGTACCAGTTAATGAAGTGATACCAGCAACAGATAATCCAGCACCAACATTTATTGTATTAACATCAATATCTCCACCAATATCCAAATTACCAACAATACTTCCACCAATAGCAATACTACCACTAAGAATTATATCTCCATCAGATACTCTAACAGTACCAATAAATCCTGCTGCCTGTCCTGAAGCTGATGATGTTGCACCAACACCTAAAAACTCACCTACCAATAAATCCTGTCCTATTGTACTGATACCATTACCATTAATAAAGGCAGGTGCTAATCCTGTTGTTCGTAATTCTTCTACCTGAATGGAAGGATCACCCAATAAACTATATGCAGTTTGAGCACCAACAGCAGTAGATGCTGTTCCACTAAATGTTGTAGCAGTAATTATTCCTGCCTCTGCAACCACTCCACCACTAATTTTTAATGTGCTGAAACTTGTAATACCTGTAAATGTTCCTCCTACACCAGTAATATAATTAACATCAATATTAGGCGTGTCAGTTAAACCAGCAGCAACATTTGCTAATGCTGCGTTAGTAACCGTACCAATAAATTGAGGTGCTTCTATCTGTGAAGTTGCAGTGATAGTAGAGAATGTACCAACATCACCAACAATAGTGCCTTGACCACTTCCAGTAACATTGACAGCAGTTATATTCTTTCCTACTAATCCTTCAAATGTTCCAACGCCACTGTTGGCATCCATGTATATCTCATAACCTACAGCAAAATCTGATCCTCCCCTTGGAATCTCTGTTCCTATACCTACATCTTTAAGGGCATATATCGTATTACCACTACCAGGATTATTCCATACAGATGCTGGTAGTCCTGTTAATCCTGCACCATTACCACTAAATGACTGTGCAACCACATTACCATCAGCATCAACAGTAAATCCAGTAGTTCCAATACCAACTTGAAATACTGCTTCAGGAACTGTAGTTCCAATACCCACTGAGGATCCAACAGAAACATTTAAGTTATCTCTTATACTTGTCACACCAGTGACAGTTAAATCATGCAACTCTGAGTGATTATCAACAATTACATTACCTCGAACATCGAGTTGTTGCCTGGGTATGGTACTACCAATACCCACCAGACCATTATTAGATATCAGGTCATCAGTATCAACCTGAATACCATCTCTGAAATTGATGACAGTTTTATAATTGCTAGGCATTATCTTTTAGTGGGCAAGACCTTTTACTTATTTATCTTTGATGTCATCGACCTGTTGTGACAAGTCTTTGACTGCCTCTATTAATAGAGGAATTAATTTATTATAGTGGACACCCTTAGTGCCGTCAGGTTTAGTAGATACTGCTTCAGGAAGAACCTTCTCTACATCTTGAGCAATGACACCAATGTCATGCCCTTGGTAGTTCTTGTTACCTTCCTTCCAATCATATTCAGTACCACGAATACTAACAAGTTTCTCAAGAGGATTATCTAATGTAGATATATTCTCTTTTAATGTAGCATCAGATGATTGACCATAGAATGCGATAATATCATCACAACAATGAATAGGACCACCACAGAATGTAACACCAGCACCACTGAAGAATACATCACCACTAAAGGTAGTGAATCCAGTAATGTTAGTTTGTTGGTTAAAGAATACTGGTGCATCATATGCAGTATCAGTTGCAATAGCAACCTTAAATCCTGGTGCTGCATTAAGAACTAGATCACCAGTATTAAACTTGGTAGTAATCTCAGTCTTATTAGTTCCAACACCAACCTCAACATTATTAATCTTTGCACCGTTAGGGAATGAACCAGTAAAGTCAATAGTACCAGCAAGTTCAATACTACCACTAGATACAACCTTACCTGTGAAGTTTACATCATTTGTAAATGTAACAGGACCATCAAACTGTGACAAGATATTTTGTTGAGCACCACCCTCAACATTGATTCTTTGTTTAACTGTGATTTCATCAACAACTATAGAGTTAGCAGATGGATCTTCACCAGTGATAGTAGGAATAGGAATATCAAATGATTTTTCCTGTCCAGTAGCAGAGTTAATCTTCTTGTTACCAATGAAGAAATCACCTCTGTTGTTTAGTCCAGTGTAAACAACTGAACCACCACTTCTATTTTGTGCTTGAGATAGATACTCTTCAATCTCATTCAATGATCTATTCTGTACCTGTGGTAGTGATGTTGAATAGTTACCAGGACCATAACCAAGATATTCAAATGTGTGACCTGATGCACGAAGGATAGAAGGTCTTCTTGTTTCTACTGGGAGAACATTAACTTTCTTAAGTAGAGAATCAATAGGATGTGTTTTAGGTACTGTACCCATTTGTCCACGGAGAACCGTGAGTGAGTCATTACCAGCACCAGATAGTCCTGTTGATGATACTCTTACAATTTCCTCACCAATTTCCAAGTAATCTCCTAATTGGAATCTATTAGCAGTACCAATACCACTTGAATGTTGTACTGGAATTGATGTAGCAGTATTTGTGATATCTGTCTTAAGACCAACAGAGTCACCACCATAGAAGTTAAAGAATCTAGATCCAATAGCTTCGTTGACATTAACCTTCTGATTGTTATCGGAGAAGGCATGTCTTAGTAATCTAAAGTTACTGGTAACTGCTGGATCAGTAACAGTTCTAGAAGTAAATGATGTAACACCACTCAATATATTATTAATGTAGTAATCACCAACCTTTTCATCGTTGGCATTTATTAATGTGAACTGACCACCCTGTCTAAATCCATGAGCACCACTTGTAACAAATGTAGTAATACCTGTTGTGCTATCAAACTCAGTAGAAGCAATAGCAACAGAAGGTCCGACTCTGAAAATAAACTGACCTGCCATTATGGTAGGTGATGTAGTTTGTATACCAATACTAAATGATGTCTCATCAACAACAGATAATATTCTATAGTATCCATCATCTGTCTTACCTAAACCAGTTACTTGAATAGCATCGTTAACATTGTTTATGATACCTGTAGTTGGTACTCCAATTGATGCACCATCAAAATTCTCAGGGAATAATGTTTCACCACCTTGATATCCTGAACCAAAACTCTGTATATCAAGACCAGTGATTTGAGTAGATCCAACACCTACAGTTACAATAGCAGTTGCACCCTTCCAATTCTGACTACCATCTAGCAATCTAACATTATATTTGGTAGTAACAGCAAATCCAGTTCCACTACTAAATGGTGATAGATTTTCATAATCAATGAATCCATTAAATGTGTGTTGACCAGTCAATTGAACTGTAGCTACACCTGCAGATACAGGAGTAACACTAGACACACCAAATCCTACACCAAATTTAGTTGAGAATTTATTAAGTGATTCTCTAGTAACAGAGTTAAGTAAACTATTTGTCTCAACCCTACCAACTGGATCTCTTCTTGCAAATGATACAGAAGGTGGTGGGTTCTTTCTAATATTATCTCTATCTAACTGTGGATAGAAGTCAGTAACCTGCTGACTATACTTCTGATCTGTAAATTCTGTTGGTGGTGCGTAGTCAGATGCTATGACTTCTAATAAGTAAACACCATCACTCTCATCTTTAACCCAATCAGATAGAACTGTAGATCTATAGATATCAAAATTACCTTTATTATTATTAACACTGAACCTAGGTAGATCAATAGTTCTATTTGAGTTCTGTTCTACAAAATTACCAGTATTCTTTTTATCACCCTCAGTATCAGTATTAGCATACTGGAACTCCATATTATTAGGAACAGCAGTTACAGTATAGTAACCATTATATCCTTTATTATCAACAGCTAAAGTATTATTAGAGTCTTGGATATTTTGAGTGTAGACAATATCACCAACTTTAACATTATGAGGTAATTCTGCCCTCACAGTTACGGTATCAGATACTTCACTACATGTAGCAATGAATCCATATGATCTCTTGAACTTTGTATCTTGTGCTGTAATAGATGTAGCAGTAATATCAGATGTCTTTGCAAAACCAGTAGAACCTGTATTTTGAATAATAAATCCATCAACAGGATTTCTAGAGTTCACTGCCTCTTTTGGTATTACATATCTAACTTTATATAATTTGTTCTCGATACCTCTAGTATCATCATATCTCTTGAAGTATGAAGCATCTGTCTCTACTAATGACTTGATATAGTCATTATTAACTATATTATTGAACAGATCAGAGTCAGTTTCAGTTAAAATATACCAGTTATTTTGATTATTATCATACTGAACTGGGTGACCAGCAGTATTTGATGACTTATCACTCACTCTACTCTCAAGTCTTAGACTATCACCACCATATAATGCAATAGGAATATTATTAACAGCATTAGAGAATGTCTTAGCAACTTTAATAGCAGTTGGACTGACTACAATAGCATAGTATACAGTATTAGGAAGTAAACCCTCAGGCAAATCACCTGTATCACTTAATATACGAATAGTCTCTCCATTAATAATACCAATATCCTGAACTGTTAGTTCAAAATTAGTATTTGGTAGTCCTAATGTTGAGAACTTAGTACCTTGATGTAAATTAGTTCCTGTATTAGCAGTTTGTATACCACCAGTTACATTCTCAGGCATATAAACTGGTGATCCAAACTCAGTACCACCAATTGATACATATAATTTTTCATTTAAATTAGAACCAATTCTAAATCCCTGAGTTAATTCTAATGGTGCTACATCTTCTCTAGTAAATCCAGAAAGATATAAATGTGATGATATACCTGCTTGTTGTGTCTTAGCAATATCTAATTGGAACCAAGTAATATTATCTAAGTCTTCACTATATTGTGACACCCACTCAGGTGATACAACATGTGTAATATATCCTTCATCGTCTCTTGGGAAAGCAGAGTCTCTAAATCCATCAGTGACTAGAGATAACTGTCCAAAGTTAGAGTTGGAGTTAGTAATTGAAGCATCAGCACCACTCTCACCTACAAAATGTGCATTATAACCAATAGCAAACACAGAAACTATCTGTAGAACAGCATCTTTTACAATCTTAACATGACTTTGTTCCCATCCCTTCCTATAAATTGCACTACTATCTAAATGATATACAGTACTAGGGTCAGTAGAACTAGATTCTGCTGCTAACGCTGCACCTTTAACTGTTTGATATGCAATAGATTCGTATAGTCTTGTCTCTTTATTAAATTTAACAAATGCTCTATCATCCTTCTGTAGTGATATACCAGTGAACTGGGCAACAACCATTGATCTAAATCCATCTGCCTTAGATCCATCTGCCTTCATACCATTCATACCATAGACTGATCTTAAAGAACAGTTAAAGATATATGGTGATGCACCTTTTACTGTATCAGATTCAATGGTAACTCTAGCAGCACTAATATTAGTTGGTTTAGCAGGTAGGTTGCTTGGGAAATTAGTAATTACATAGGTAAACTCTGTATCAGACACAATACTTTGTACTGTTGTAGAGACATTGTATGTTGCAACATTGACACCACTTATCTTAACAGGAGTTCCAGCAGTAAATCCATGCTCTCCCTGTGTAGTAACTGTTACTTGTGATGTAGGAGTCAATCCATCACCAGCAATAATTGATGTAACAACTAGTGGGTCAGTACCTAGAGCACCAACAATTTCATATTCCTCTCTAACCTTATCAAAATCACCCTCAAAGTTTGGCCACTCATAGTTAACTGCACGACCAGTTGGTTCCTGATAGGCATAACTTAACTTATAGTAGTACATGCTAAGGTCAGTATTATCATACCCCTTAACATCATTAACACCATCAGCATACTCAAAACAAGTCAACTTGTGGTGAGAGAATGTTGGTTTAGACTGATTCTGTACTGTAAACTGTTGATGATCAGTATATACTAATCCATCTAGAAGTCCATCAAACATTGAGAACTGCCAGAAATAACAGTTACCAGTGATTCTGAACAAAGCAGATTCAGGGACAGTATCATCTGTAGGGTTAGGAACATACTTAGGTCGTATCTTTGTCTTTCTTAAATCTAATCCAACAATAGATGTACCACGAGGTATAATTACACCACCATTAACAGAGTTAAACTTATAAAGTATATTATCTTCTACAGTTAAATCAAATTCACTAGTCAATGATAGACTAAGAGTTGAAGTGGCAAGAGTCTCTGCTCCTGCAGGAGATACTACTACTGCTCTTGTAGCATCTGTTGGGTCTACCTTAATACCAAAACCAGGTCTATTATCAACAGTATGCTCACCTGGATATATTAGAATAGTTGTTTTATCTGATTCATCGTTATCATTACCAGATTGATATGAAAATCTAGCAGATTCTAACAGTGCTCTCTGTATCGTCTTAAACGGTTTGGTAAGAGAGTTACCTTGATTTGTAATACTATCGGTAGAGTCCAAGTCATTTGGATTAACATAGAGAATTCTACCCTCAGTATTCTTTATAAAATTCTCTAACTTATTTAAAGGCATCTCTCTATAATAAGATACATTGTGCTGATGTTATTTAGTCATCGATAAATACTTCATTACTGATAAATACATGGATTTACAAAAGATAGCATCAACAGGCACAGCAGTAGCAGTAGTTGGAACTGGTGCATTTGTTGGAGGTGGACATGTCATTGACCAACAAACTGGTGGTCCACAAAAGCGACAAGATGCACAGATAGAACAAATTAGAAAGGTAGTTAGAGAGGAAATCTATATACAATTAGTTGAGAATTGGCCAAAGTCATCTGGTCCTGTAAAAGGTATAAAAGTTCCCACAGATTATAAACAACAGATTCCTAAAAAATGAGTGAAATTAATATACCCAATATAGAAACTGATGGTGTTGGTATACCTAACATTCAGATTAATGGAAATGGTATCAAACTTGTTAGACCTATTGGCAATAGTTATGTACAAGACAATAGAGTTTGGTTAATTACACCACCTCAAGCAATACCAATAGCAGTTCCTGTTACTGCAACTATTGGAACTCCTGTTGTGAACATGCCTGGTTGTGTAAAGGTAAGTAAGGAGAATAACTATTCCAGTCCGAACAATAGAAACAAGCAACTAGTAGACGACGACCCAAAAGGTAATACCGTATTGTGTGATGCTGGTGCTCCTTACTATGAGCCTGCCAATTATGATGCTCGTGAATTAACATGGCAAACAGTATATCAAAATGAACCAGAGGTAGAAGGTGTAGATGTAGGTGAACCACCTACACCTGAAGTAAACACTCCAGAACCTCCTCCAACAAACAGACCTAAAGAAGAGGTAGAATGTCCTCCAATCAATGCAAGACGCATTGGAGACCTGAATGCTGCAGGTACAGAGAGAGTTAAAGAATACAAGCTAACACCTGATAAATTAATCTGTGAAACTATCTGGGAACCTGTTCCAACAATGGAACAATTTGTACCATCAATTCCAGTAGTATCAACTACGGCAACGATTGCTGCGGTGGCAACGACATCTGCCCTACTTGCCAAACCCCTAGCAGATCTGCTCCTGAAAGTTGTGAAACCTGTTGTGAAGAAGGCAATTGCGAAAGTTCAGAAGATTCTTGGGAAGACTCCTCCAAAGGTGACTCGATCCGATATTGTTCGGGATCGTTATCGGGAGAAGAAAGGGTTACCTCCTCTGAAGGTGAAGAAGAAGTAGGTGGTGTCCACTTAGGTTGTGGTATCTCATGTTCATGTGGTATCACCTTACCGCCTGGTGCTGTAACTATAACATCAGCACAGATAGAAGCATAAGGAGATTTTGGATGGAAAAATATTCCTGCTTTTTTTAATTCACCACAATTTTTCAATCTTGCGATCTCAAAATCTAATCTTTTGTTAGATATTAATTGATTTTTCATATTAACATTTGCTGTTGCAGCTTCCTTACATAAACGCTGCATACCTCTGTTCAATGGTATTGATAATGTGGCAGAGAGACCCATGTTAAATGACTGGTTTGCCTTCATATCTGTTCTGATAGGTTTATACCATGTAGGTTGCATAGTAGTACCACCATTAAGAACATCTGGTACACCATCTCCAGTTGGTACATCTACCTCTATTTGTATATCTTCTCCATCTGGGAACCATCTGGTTCCATCGTCTTTAGTTCTATTATCATACCATGTCTCCCAAGGGTAGTTCTTCACTGTGACTGTTTGTTTTACAGTCTTACCCTCTACATCTGTTAGGTTATATTGTGGTTCTTCATAAAAATCTTCCCAAGGATCCTTTCTTGAGTCAGCAAATTGTAGGTATGGTGTCATATTGAGTGTCGTACCCTGACAAGACACACCATCACCGTAGGTGTTAGTTACATATGGACCTTGTAAAACCTGGATTGCCTGGTTGGTCACTGAGCCCGAACTATTAGCGATTGGATTAGCAGTGGCACTAACACCACCTACACTTTCTGCTCTTGATGGTAAAGATTGAACGCTGAGAAGCGTTGCTATCACTGGGTAAATGTACTTGTTGTATCTGTGACGCTTTGGATGGTGGTGACCCTCTGTATGAGAGTTTGGTTGGTCATGCCTGGTCCTTGATAACTCTGGGTAAATTGAAACGCTGCTCCAGGTTCGTGAAGTGTAAAATTGTTTTGAGCTGACATGTCTAATGCATCGAACGAAGAAGTTACCTGCCCCGTTATTGCTCCGTCTCCCGTTCCTATGGTTGGTGAGACTGTCACTGTCGATGTCGATGTTGGGGGATTTAAAGCCGCACCGTTGTTGTCGATGCCTACCCCAGTTACTGAGTATTCCCATCCTGTCCTATAATCAATGGAATTAATAGTTTCCGTTACTGTAGATTCAGTTTCGGTATGGCTCGTCATGGAGCCTTGCTGAAAATTGGGGACCACTGGCACTGCATGTGCAGCACCAGCACTCGTTAATAATGCTAATATAGTTATAAGCCTTTTCATGACCTATCTCACGGTTACCTCGGTTACAAACTGAGTCGTAGCTGAAGTATTAGCTCCACCTGCTGCTACACTACTAAATGTGTGAGCACTAGATGTTTGACCTGCTAAGCTGCCAACAGTGCCACCAGCAGTACTACTAATATTACCAAAGTTAACAGCGTTGCCCACAGTTGGAGCTGCAGTTGGAACAGCGTCAGCTGCTGTGTAGGACTGGCTAAAGCTGAATGCTGAGCCTGCTGTGTCTTGTGTTGCTGCAATCGTTCCTGGAGAATATACACCAGCAGTGATTGTACCAGCACTAACAGTTGAAGTAGTCGTACCATCGGTTGTATCTATATTACTACCTGAGATAGCAAAGGATGAACCTATTCTTTCCGCAGAAGTATGAGCACCGCCAACACTTAGTTGAACACTAGATGCAAAGCGTGATGTAATATCAGCTCTCGCTGCAAGCGGAGCAGTCATCAATAACATTATGAAAGGTAGTATCCTTTTCATAAAAAATTTGAGTATTTACTACAGTATATATAACCTTTTTTTCCTTAAAAATCTATCTCTTGTGCATGACTGGGTTCTAGCAATTCTTCACCTGTATCAGTCAATACATTTTCGACAGGTTCAAAAGGAAGTCTCTCTTTTGCCTGTGGCAATCCTTGTTGACCACCTATTTGTTCTTGACCAGTTGCAGTGACATCAATGGTTTGATCTAGAATTGGTGCATTGATTTTTTTGTATGTCAATTTTTTCCTATCAGCAACTATAGAACAGTTCTGATTAAGAAGCACAAGATCTTGTGCATATTTTTCATGACTACAATCATTGTACTGATTACCTTTCTCGTCATACACTCTGTAAAATGGGTACATGTGTAGGGGTATTCTTCCCTTTGTCATTTGCCCACTCCATAATCAGATGCGTTCTCTTCTAATTTACGAATAGCTTCTATCACTTCAGGAGTTTCCTCCCATTGCCATTCATTACTATGCTTCGGATTTTTCTTTTTTTGTGTGAATGTTTTCTTGGTCATTTTGTTTCCAATGATAAATTAATAGTTCTAACTCTTTAATTCTAGAATGTGCTCTATCTATTTTTTCGGAAGTCATGAATCATGCTCATTGTAAAGATCATAGTAGTCTTTCTCTGCATCACGAGGTACGACTTTCCATTCGTCGTCTTTACTGAGTTTGGTTAAGGCTTTTGATACCTCGTTCCATAACTTTTTATCTGGTTCTTGCGACTTTGACTTCTTCATAGAAAATGTCCTCAGGATCTAAGACGGTTTTACAGAACTCAACTACATTTATAAACTCTTGAGGTGAGTCACACTCAACAAGTTTCTCATCGCCATCAGATGAGACACAGAGGATAGTCCTCCTACCTACATTGACGACCACTCTCATGATCCATTCGTCTTCTTTGTCCATAGAATGATGCAACCAAATATGGTTATTATAGCAGGACAGAATCATTAGGTCAAGGTCGTAAGATTTGGGTTATCCTCCTTAGTTCCTATATATTCGACCTGAATACTTGCTATATCTTTCCTTTCACCGATTACCATCCATGAAATAGTATCAGTACAAGTATTAGTTTTTGCTTGTATTGTTAAGGTTGCACCATCGACCGATCCTTTGATAGCAGTCCATCCAGTTTCATTTGTAGTAAAGCATTGTACATTATCACATAATGCCTCAAATGTTCCAGTAGTCATACCGTTGCCCACATTGACATCTATTGTAGATATACCTGCAACTAGAGTAGTCTTTCCTCTATAGATTAGATCTGCTCTTGGAGCCTCTATACAAACATGAGATAATCTAGAACCATCAGTAACAGGATGTTTAATATCAAATAGTTTACTTGTTGCAACGATAGATCCAGACCATGATGCAAATCCACCGATGGTCATATTACCACCAGTAGTTACCGCACCTTCAAGATGAGTAGTACCCTCAACATGTAGCTTAGACATTAGGTCTGTATCATTGCAGACATATAATTCTTTCTCTACCTGTAGTTCTTGTACTGTAGTAATACCAGGTCTGACTAATACATTTCCAGTATAAACTCTAACACTACCATGTGTTATCTCAATATCAGTATTTCTATCTGGTGTACCTAAAACATCAACAAAACTACCAATTAGAGTGGGATCCTCACTATAATTGATATTGTCTTTGTATGCATAAGGTTTGTTCGCTACATCTACCTTAGCACCACAATCAAAACTATTTGGATTAGATTCTGCCATAATTATGTGGTGAATGAATTAAGTGCATCGGTGATAGTTCCACCTTCTAATAAAATTTTAGCATCAGATGCCATTATCTCTTTAAGTCCACCAGCATCTTTAAGTGCTCTAGCAATATCTTTTTGTGCCTCTTCTGCTGCTAGTGAAGTTGCATCTAATATTGCCAATCTATCTTTTGTAAATCCCTTAAGTTCTTTACTTTGCAACATCTTAAATCCTTGAGGGACAATAGAATCCATGACTGCTAGTGGATCACTTGATTTATTACCAACTGTAGCAGCAGCACCTTTACCAATAGTACCAGAAGCAATCTGATCTTTGATTCCAGTGAGAGCATGACCACCAGCAGTAACACCAAGTTGTTTCTTAGCAATAGAAGTTAGAGATCCTATACCTTTACTCTTAATACTATCTGTTATACCAGAAACAGATGATAGTGCAGAAATACCTCCGAGAGGTGATCCTGATGTAATCTTAGATAGATTACCAATCAATCCACTCTTACCATCAACTAATTTACTAAATCCACCGAATCCTGAACTGCTACCAAGTTTAGAAGTAAGACCAGTTATTGCCTCACTAACTTTATTAGCACCATCTCCTCCTATGAAATTAGTTAAATCTGATAGTGGACTCTCTAATCCTAAACTTGCTTTTTCTACTGCTTTTTCTATTGCTTCAGTACCACCAATATCAGGGATTGTAATACCAAGATCTTGTAAACTTAAACCTAAACCATCTGCTGCAGCACCTGCCACACCACCATCACCAAAAGGACCAGCACCCAATGATGTTGATTGTGATTTTGGATCAAAGAATTTTGCTATAGCATCATCTGGTATGTAACTATTTGCAGCTACTTTAGCACCCCATGTCTTAGGTACAAGATTACCTTTCTTACCATGTGATGATATAGTGTTACTTTTTAATAATATACGACCTGTACCTGCCTTGATATTAACATTCCTACCAGCATTTAAATCAATATCTCTCTCTGCATGGACACCAATATCTTTAGCATTGACACGAACTCTACCTCTATCAGCATTGATAGTAATATCTCCAGTAGCAGCACTTACTCTAATGTCAACACTATTAGGATTATTTTTATCTCCTGCTCTAATTTCAATAGACTTATCACATGCCATTCTGCCCATACCTGAACCATGACCATGAGATATTAAGAATACCTCTTCATTGTCATTAACAGCGTATATTTTAAATGTTTCA